TTACCAAGATAAAGGGGTACGGGGTATCCAGAACAGGCGCAAGACCTACAAAAATGCTGAGGGTAGATTCTATCAATTTAAAACATACGGGATGCCTATCGAAGCCCTGCAAAGTTTAGAGGGATGGATGAAGCGCAAGAACATGGAGATTGAAGCTACAAACCTAAGAATAGCAAGCGGGGATGAAACCGTTGCAGGTAGGCAGATGCTACCACAGATTTCAAGCAGCGCAAAGCGATTGGCATACTATATTAAAAAGTACGGTATTGAGGGTAAGCAGTTTGTGAAGAAATCAATTGACGAAGCAACACCTGAATTTAACATCGACATTCAAAACATTGGATCTAATTCCTTGACCTTAAAAATAAGCAAATGATAACCCTAGTTCAACCTACTAATAGTATCCTGCCTGCATTCAATAGAATCAACTACACGATCAGCAGCGATAACGCAAACCTATCCGGGTTCAAGTATGTGGTGAAGGTATTCAATACTGCAAACGAGTTAATCACTCAGGCTTTCTATGACTCCCCGGCTAACCCTGCGGATTCTGTGGAATTTGATGTGAGCAAATTTGTATCTGTAAATTTTACCTACTCAAGTGGATTCTATCAGGTAGCAACTTCGGCTAGTAACACCAACGTGATCAAAGGCTACTATCTTAAATGCTATGAGTACTACGAAGTTGCAGGGGTTTTCCAGATTGTCTCAGCTTCCGAAGTGGTGAGTGCCACCAAGTATGCCTTGGCTGCTTCTTTGCCATTGCTAGAAGAAAATAGTTTCGCTGCTGATCTAAGCAAGTATAATGGGGTGAGCAACACAAGTTACCTACCACTCACCGAATGGACTACAATCAAAGCTAGGGAAACAGATGCTACCATCTTTGGGTTTATAAACACAGGGCTTTTGACAAACTGCGAACTGCTAGTGACCTATGCAAACGCAACAACTCAAACCTATTTCATTACTCCTTCAGCAGTTGCGACTCCGAGCGTGACCTACATCCAGATCACCCCTTTGACCTATGGGGGAAGTATCGACAATATTCAGGTATTTGCGAATTGGAATAACGGATCAGCAAGAAGGGCAAAGTTCGCCACGATCTTCATTCAGTCCTGCGGTAAATTTGATCCTATGCGTTTGGCTTACCTAAATAAATACGGGGTTTATGACTTCTTTAATTTTGATCTAGTAAGCAAGACTTCCTTCAGCGTAGAAAAGAAAGGATATGAGCGGAACTACTCAGGCAGCATCTATGAAGCCGATGGAATCAGGGTTAAAAATATAAACCCAATCTACTACACAAAGGAAACTCAAAGTTGGAAAATAATTAGCGACTATTTAACGGATTCGCAAGCCGAGATCCTGCGGGAATTGTATTCATCCCCTTTGGTTTATATGAATTTGGTGAATGATAACTACATAACCCCATCATGGATACCTGCGAAGCCTACAACGACCAACTACGAAGTTAAAAAGACATCGGTGGACAAAGTATTCAACATAGAACTAGACCTTGAATTTCAGCTTATAAACAATCGACAGGTAATATGAGCGCAAGACTATTTGTAGAAGGATATGAGGCAGACACCCTTGGTGATATAGATGTGGAATTTACCTTTTCGGTTGCAGATATTAGCGACATCGAAAGAAGGAACACCAGCTTTTCTAAAACTTTAACCCTACCAAGCACATCAAGAAATCAGCAGCTATTCGGCAATATCTTTGACATCTCTGTAGCGAATGATATTATCGCAGGGGCTAACATCTTGTCGAACTTCAACCCAGCAAAGCAGGCGCAGGCTCAGATTTTCCTAGATAATGTCAAAATATTTGATGGGGTTTTAAGGATGTCTAAGATCGTCAACCGGGAAGGGGATATCACCTATGAGGTTAACATGTTCGGCAGGCTCAGGGACATCCTAGATGCCTTAGGGGACAAGACCTTGGCGGATCTAAACTTTGATGCCTATGACCACACCTACAATCAAGCAAATATTGAAGCAAGTTGGTCAAGAACTCAATGGGTATCTGGGGCGCAAAACTATGTGTATCCTTTGGTGGATTACGGCTACAGCGCAAACAATATAAACTACCCATTAAAGAACTTCAAGCCTGCTGTATTTATTACCGAAATCCTGAAGCGTATATTTTCAGCAGCAGGGTTCACGATAACGGCACCAATCTTTGAATCTTTCTTTTTTAAGAAGTTGATTTTATTAACTGCCGAAAAGAGCATCACTAGGGAGGTACTTAACTTGCTAGATCAGAGAACAAACCTGCTCACTCAGAACGTAACCTCCACACCTAGCTTCTCACAACTCCTAGTTTTTAACAGCGTATCCGCTCCTAGTTTTACGATTAACGGGGCAGGGAATAGATTCACCTACAATAAAACTCAGGGTTTAAATACAGGCTTGAACTTCAATGTTTCGCTCAGCTTTACTTCATTAGCAACTTTTACAAAGAACCTTTGGACTGTTTCGATTTTAAAAAATGGGTCGCAAATTTTGTCGGAAAGTGAGACAGTAACCATAGTACCACTAGGGGGAACTTACACCTACAACATCGCAATCTCAGGAGGGGTCACCCTTGCACTAAATGACTATTTCGAAGTAAGATTAACCGGTGCTGCTGTAGGAGGTGCAGGTTATAATGCCAACATCCAGAACACAGTAACAGTAGCACCGGGTGGAGTTTTAAAAATTGGAAGCACAATCCCTGTGGCGGTCGATGTCGTGGAGGGTGACACGATGAAGATCAACTACACGATGCCGAAATCTATGAAGCAGCGTGACTTCCTGAAGTCTATTATTTCTATGTATAATTTGTACATCACTCAGGACAAACTGCAAACCAACATACTAGAGATCATCCCCTATAATGAGTTTTTTAAAACCTTCAAGAATGAATCCCTAGATTGGAGCGATAAGCTAGATGTATCCCAAGAAGTAGTCATAACCCCTTTGAGTGAATTGAGTGCGAAGGAATACAGGCTCATGTTTGACGATGATTCCGACTATTGGAGTCAAAGCTATAAGACCAAATTCAATGAAGGCTATGGCGAAAAACGGGAAGTTATTCCGAATGATTTTGTAACAGAAACAAAATCCGTAAAGGTAGTTTTTGCGCCTCCTGTTTTAAGGGAAGAAGTAGCAGGTAGGGTGATGGTTCACCTTTACAAAGTTGAGAATAACGTGAAGATCCCGGACAACTTCAAGCCGAGAATAGTATTCTTTGCGCCTCAAACTCCCTGTCCTACAACTTGGCAAATTCAGTATGCATCCGGGGCAGTGACTTATAATGCTTACCCTTATGCAGGTCATGTAAATAGCTTGACAGATCCTGCTTTTGATCAGCTATTTAGATACCCCAACGAAGTCTATTTTTCGATAGGTGCATATCCAGAGAATTCAAATTTGTATACGGAATACTACGATAATCTAATTAGTTCGATAGGTGACAGAAACAGCAGACTTCTAGAGGGTTATTTCTATTTAACCCCAACGGATATTTCCAACTTGGATTTTAGAAAGATCATAAAAGTAGGAAATCACTTCTTCCAACTTCAAAAGGTGGATAAGTACAACCCGATCGCAAACGGCTTAAGCTATGTTTCACTATTCAAAATCCTAGGTGAACTTGAGCCACAGGATTATGATTACATACTTCTGGAGAATGACTTCTTTATGTTACAAGAAAACGGGGTAAACAAGTTTTATATTTAAAATCATGGCAGATAAAAGGATAAGTCAATTAACAGATCGGGGCACGGTTGCGAATAGCGATGTGGTGCCTATCGTGGTAAGCGGTGCGAGTACAACCAACAAAGCAACCATCTCAAGCATTCAAACTTTCATGCAGGGTAATCTTGATCTAGGGGTTACTTCTGTAGGTTTATCCATGCCTTCAGCTTTTACAGTAACAGGTAGCCCTGTAACTTCAAGCGGAAACATTAGCGTAGTAGGATCAGGAACTGTAGCCCAATACATCCGAGGTGATGGTAGCTTAGCAGACTTCCCTCAAGGTGGAGGCGGTGGCGGAGCTTCTGTTTCTTACTACTTAAATCTATCAGTAAGCCAAGGAAGCATAGGGGGTATTGCCTATAGTCAAATGAGCAGAGTACCTGTGTTTGGTGCAGGAACAGATACCGCTATAGCATCAAACGGATATATAGCTTCATTCATTACGGATGCAGGTAATCCTGCCTTACTAGAAATCCCTGCGGGCAATTGGAATTTTGAGACCTACTTTAGTGCAAATTCAGGAGGCGGTAGTCCTACTTTTTATATTGAACTATACAAGGTCAACTCAGGTGGAACTGCTACTTTGATAGCTTCTAATTCAGCTACTCCTGAGTTAATCTCTTTGGGCACAAATATCAACCCTTATTTCTCAGCACTTGCAGTACCTACTACTAGCCTAACTTTAACGGATAGACTAGCTATCAGGATTTTTGTATCAAACTCAGGAAGGACTATCACGCTGCATACAGAAAATAGTCACCTTTGCCAAGTTATCACCACATTCACCACAGGCGTAACTGCTTTGAATGGCTTGACTGCGCAGGTGCAGAACTTCGCAACGGGATCTAGTGGAACAGACTTCGGTATCTCAAGTGCAAGTACTACCCACACCTTCAATCTACCTACTGCAAGTGCTACGAATAGAGGTGCTTTGAGTAGTGCTGATTGGACTACTTTTAACGGAAAGCAGGCAGCCTTAAATGGAACAGGATTTGTCAAGATAAGCGGTACTACTATAAGCTACGATAACTCAACTTATTTAACTGCTTCA